CGACGATCTCCGGCATGATACCTTTTTTGTTCTGTGAAAACAATATTTTAGCTCTGGTTATTGCTATGTTGTCCTTTTTGATGAATTCTAAGAACTTATCATGTGTTAATGTGAATGATTTGCCTGATACATGGGTGATATGTACATGCTCTTCATCTTTATGAGTAATCTTACCTACTTTAGTCTCTGGACTCAAGTTTAGTGATATCATTGTGTTGGGATATAGACTATTTGCATCAAAACTAACAACATCATGCTGAAACCCTCGTTGAGGTTCACCTACATAAGCACCCTCATACTTAGCCGCGTTTGTATGGTCCTTTATGAAGGTAGGTACGACTAATCCCTTGCTTCTAGCCTTAATTATAGTGGCTCCAGTGATAACACTCAATGTACCCATGGCAGACTCTATACTAGTCAGTCCAGTATATGCTAACATGCGTAATAACTCTAAATACCGGAGCTTGTCCTCCATTCTCACGAGTAGATTGACGTCCTGTACGTTATATTCAACAAATGTCTGCCAGTCATCATCAGCTAATGCGGATAGATTAGTATTACCGTAGTCCACTTTGCGTTCTCCTAGCTCTCTTTCAGCTATTGCATCTAATTTATAACTCTCACGTAGACCAACACTGAATTTCTTGTATATATCAAGATAATCGATACACGACACACCAGTTATATACCATCTCTGTTGCTCTCTACCGAAAGCACCGGTCACCATGCGACTATATATGTTATTCACCGGTGAAAGTTGTTTAGCATCAGATTCATCAAGAACATTTGCAGTTCTATTGATAATATAAGGCATATCGAAACCTTCACTGTTCCACCCGGAGATAATATCAGGGCTAGCGTTATGTATATAATTTAACATACATCTCAGTAAGATTGCCTCTGTTTCACAATATACATACTCACAATTGTCTATCTTTTTCTGTAATTTCTTCGTTCCCCATGTGTAAAATTTGTTATCTAGTGAATCATATATAGTAACAACGTTGATTGGTTGAGATGCTTCTTCTGGGGTGGGAAAGAAGTCAGGACAATACACCTCTATATCAATATAGAATATTCTCAATGGATGTTGTGTGAACTCTAAGTTCTCGTTCTCTTTGCTATATGTGTCTATTAGAAACTGTTGCTCTGGTCTGATATTTTCGAATACTCTATTAGATCCTAACTCTTTTATGAAGTTATTACGAGTTCTACTGTCTCTAAACACTCTCTTACGTAAAGGTGTCTCGAATATACTCGTAGCATCACTTTTAAGCGTCGTCTCCACGTATAGATAGGGGTTGAAGCTAACATCCGTCATGATCCTCTTACCTTCCTTATCCCATGTGAATAGCGTTACAGTTTCATCTCTAGGATTATAACAAACATTGCGGTACATATTTATATTATAGTGTATTTTGATGTAAAGCTCAACTAAGTAATGATGTGATTAGAGATTCAGACAAGATAGCAAAGGTTATTATTAAAAGAGGTAAAACAGTACTATTCCTACAGAAAGACTCAGGAGAGTGGGAACTACCAGGTGGTCACTTACATGTAGGTGAGAAATACCGCGCAGGTGCCAAGAGAGAGGTCATGGAAGAGACAGGTATTCGAATCTCTAAGCTAAAAGCAATAGTCGCAACTAAAGGCTTTAAGTTATATGCTGCCATGCCTAGGAACAACAAAGTTGACCTGTCAGATGAACACACTGACTACACATGGGTCACCAAACAGCAGGTTAAACAATTGAAGTTATCCAACTCAACCAAGATCAACCTCAAGTTTATATTAGATACCATTTAGCTTGTTTAAAAGCTTACGATCCGGGTGACCGTATGGTAAAGTGTACAACTCAGTATACTTACCTATATTATCAGGATGTTCTAACCATCTAGTCTCGATATACTGTCTGCCTTTACGTACTAATTTCATATAATCAGTCTTATCTGACATCACACTATCTATTTGATCAATCATCTCACTACCATTGTTGAATTTCTTGTATGCATTCTCATATGTACATATATCTTGACATATAGCAGGAGCTCCAAACGCACAACCTTCAATAAACTTCAGATCACTCTTGGCTCTATTGAATACATTGTCAACTAATGGTGCAACCATCACATTAGCACGGACCTTCTTAACTAGTCTAGGATAATCATACAAGTTAACCCAAGGATGGTACTCAATCTTTCCAGCCTTGACCAAATCTCTCAATTTCATTGGAAATGCACCGATAAATATCCATTGATACTTGTTTACTGATTTTTTTACAGCTTCAACTACATGTCCGAAGTCATCCTGCTGGTTTACTAAATTGTCTACATCAAAATGTGCACCACTGCCAGCGTATAACACTCTAGGTTTCTTTTTTCTCTTGCTAAAATTCTGTTCAACAGACAATTCATCATATTGATCTAACCAATAACGTGGAGGATAGTTAGGTATGACAGTTATGTTCTTATTACCGGTTTTGTCCATGTAATAATTCTTCATATACTCACAAGTCACTGTCATCTCGTCACTCATCTGCATCATCTCAGTTGTTGCTTGTCTTATAGCATCATCTGCAAAAGCTCCTCTGAATTTATTATACTCAGGTATGTCATCATGAAAGACAATATCATCAATCTCATACGCCACCTTGAATCCTAACTTTTCACCCAATCCTTTCAGATATTTAACGAATTTAAGCTGATGGGGTGTTGCTTGTCGCTGTATACGAACTGTTTTGACGTTTGTATAGTACTTCTCATCACTAACCATCACAGTACTACCGTGAATGATTGCTTTTTGGTATGCATTTAATGTATGCTCCGGCCAGATCATACGCCAGAAACCACAACCACTAAAATCTGCATAGTAATTCAACCCACGCACCATATCTACCTCACGAGGTTTACTGTTTGGTGTAATTTTATTTGCGACTGGTTTCTTCGCGGTGTGTTTGAGAGTAGTTGGTAGTGACTGACTTGGGTTTGGGCGTGATCCAATCACTGAGCCCATTATTGATCCTTGTATTAAGTTTTGCATTTTACTATATTATTATTTAAGGTCGGTTTCTGGAGTGGCCACTCGTGTTGTCACACCGTTTTGCTTCTCTAAGAAGATTATCTCACCAGTTGCTAGTTTTGTACTCTCCTTGCGGTGACTTATGACCATCACACACTCGTTATGATGTTCTATTCTCTCCTTTAGTATGTCAATCACTAACTCAACTCCACGTTCATCGAGACTACTATCAAACAACTCATCATACATGCTAAAGTTGAATGCTACATCACCTTGAACGCGTCGGATATCCATAAAAGCGAACAAGCATGCCAGATCTATATTTTTTCTCTCTGCACCACTGAAATTGAAATACGAACAGAGCTTTCCTTTTTCATCAACAATCTCTTCTTCAAAATACTCATTGAATATACATATACAATTGCTATCCATCTTCTTTAGGTAGTGCGCTAGCTTTGAGTTGAATAGTTGTAGTATTTTCTTGACAATATATGATTTGACACCTTCTTCAGATACAATAAATTTTATTATGTCAAGTTTAGCTAGATCTGCCTTGATCTTGTTGATACCAACTTGTGTATTCTCCAATCTAGCTTCAGACTCTTTCATTATTTGATCAAAACCCTCGTCTTGTTTATCGAGAGACTCTATATCATCTACTATATCATCGTTTAGTGATGAGAGCTGTTCTATTCTTTGTCTTATGTTCGCTAAGTTTTGTATTTGAAGCTTTGCATCGCTCAATTTGTCTTTCTGTTGTGTTTTCTTAGCACGTAACTCTGATCTGAGTGTCTGTTTCTCAGTTAACTTACTTTCTAGAGCGGTAGCTTTCTTTTTTAGTTTGGATATCAGGTCAATCAACTTGTCTTTTTCTTCATGAATGAAATGTTTGTGATTATCATCTAATGTGCTCAAGCATACCGGGCATGTATCCTTGTCAGTACCAATCTTGTTATGTTTTGATTTGTTCACATCTATCAGAGTTTGATACTCACTCTTTTTAGTTATTATCTCTTGTATACCTTGATCAATAGTGGGTATAACATCATTCAGTTTGGCTATATTCGATTGATATTTCTCTATATCAATCTTGTCAACCTTCTCTTTCTCTAACTCCAATGACTCTAGCTCTTTTTTGTTGGTTTCTAGTCGAGCTTTAAACTTGTTCATCGAGCGAAGCTTTATATTGGCCGCATTCTGTTGCTGTTCGGTATATGCTGCTAAATTATTAGAGATCTCTTCATACTTCGCGCATTCGATATCAAGCTCCCGGGTCACTTTATTAAAATCCTGTCTGACACTGATAAGCATGTCACTAAACACTTGTAGGTTGAATATACCTTCAATAAACTTACGTTTCTCTAGCTTTTTCTTGGCCATGAATGGAGTTGCGTTGTTTATTGTCATGATCACACAGTTTTGAAACACATCCGGTGTAGTATTCAACAATTTACATACATATTCAGTAGTGTTAGCTATTGAATCACGTGTTATATCCTCATCATCCTTGTATAACTTACACTTACTTGGTGCTAGTTGGCGTATTATATGATACTCTGAACTTTTCCCGTCAACATTCACTGTGAAGAACAACTCAACGACACAATCACGTTGTGTTACGTTGTTGATGATATGATCCTTCTTTAGTTCTCTTAAAGTTGTACCAAAGATCGCGAAGTAAACTGAATCTGCTATTGTAGACTTACCTACTCCGTTTCTTCTGTCTACTTTATCTTTATTGTTACCGGTTATAATATTGAGACCGGTGTTGAACTCAACTTGCACAGGTTCCTCACCTACAGAAAGGAAGTTTCTGATTATGACTTTGTTAAAATTTACGTATTTCATCTACACTTGTTGTATAACTCTACTGTATACTCTATTATCTCTTGTTTGTTAGGTACATCTTCTAATAAATTGACGAATTCTTCTATGGCTACTGGTATGTCAACACCTGATAGGTCAGTTTCTTGGCCTTCATCTAGTCCAAACTTGTCAAAGTTGACGTCATAGTCTACAGTTATGCTTTTTGCATCAAGTTCTAGGAATTTCTTGAGCAATATGTCCATATCATCCGATGCAACGTTCAAGTCTACTATCAACTTGACAATATTATTACGGAATGTGTCACGAACTTGTTTGTTTATGGTCTCTGCTTCTACAAGTTCAGACAATTTTACCTTCTGATGTGTTGGTGATATGTTATTCTCATGGAAAGTGTAGTCACTAGTCACTAAATCGAGTACATAATAACCTTTAGAGCTGTAAACATCACCGAAATCCATCTGAAACGGGTTGCCTACATATAATATGGTCCCTTTTTTATACTTTCTCTCTTCTCTCAAGTGGAAGTGACCGGTTATAACTAACGGAGACTTCTTTAACAACTCGCTACTGTTGATTCCATCTTCACATATCTTGTGTTGGTTGAACTTAAATGACTGAATCTCGAAATGACCGAAGATTATGTCACTCTTCTTCATCTCCTTGACTGTGGTACCCCAAGGACATATCATGAATTTACGGTTAAAACATTCAATCTGCGTAGGTTCTGACACAACAGTTATGTTTTTCCACCCACTTATTATAGATAATGAGTTGACATCAGACTTATCCTTGTAATATGCGTCATGATTACCAACTAGTATGAGAATATTGAATGATTTCCATATATTCAACACTTCTGTTACCACATGTATGGTATTCACAGCTATCTCATCACGATAATGAAACAAATCACCAGGAATGATTATATCTGTTATACCTTTACCGGTTAATTCTTTTTTGAGCCATGCTGCCCACTTGAGAGTAGTATCATGCCACATTGCTGAGTTCTGATGTACTCCGATATGGATATCGGACACGCAGCAAACTTTTCGCTGGTTAAACTTATATTTCATCCCCAGAGTGTTCCGAGCTGCTAGTATTCATTTGATACTCACTCGCTAACTCTTCATAAACCATCTCTTGATAGTCGGATACTACTTGACGTTGCTTCTTTTCTTTCTTTATTCTGTTAATAAACGCATGAAATGCGATTGTTGTAAAGTATGAGAACGGATTGTTCCCTGTTTCTAGGTTAAACTTCTTGCTTTGTAATGCTGAGAACATTTTAACAATAGCGTCACCGATCATATCGTCTTTATATGAGTAATTTATAAAATTAGGTGCATAACTCAATCCTGTAGCGATCTTAAATATACTCTCACCTAGTTTGTTACCTATCTCATCGGTTCCACTGTCATAATACGTCACAATATCTGCTGTAAACTCTTTTGCATTTACGTAATGAGGCTTTTTCTCTTTGGCCACGCGAGGTTTTCGAGGCTTCTTGGGAGCACCCGTGTTATTCTTTGATGATTTTGATGCCATATTTAATTTTCTCTGATTTGTATAAGTTTAGACGTTTTTTATAGTGTTTGTGGCTATAATATAACATATCCGCTATATCTATAATTATAACACCTTTTTTATCCTTATGCAAGCGAAGACCTCTACCAATACTCTGTACTATCTTCACTTTAGCTTTGCCTCCACCTGCAAAAACGATATAATGTAAGTTTTTAATATTGATACCGGTACTGAATATCTTAGAGATAGCGACACACACAACATTGCTCGTGTTTTCCATCAGCTTTTTCACTCTGTCACGCTCTTCCACTGCAACATCACCTCTGATAAAGAATACTTGTTTGTCAGGACATGAAGCCTTCAATGCACCAAACAATTGCTCACCATGCTCAATGTAATCTACCATTATCAGGCAGTTGTTATCAAATTTATTACTGAGCTTACTGATAATACCATTACGAAATGTGTTCTTCGCCAGAAAATCGTACTCTCTCCGGAATTTGGCACCAGGATCGTACCGATCACCAGGGAAAGCTTGTGGTTTGTCCTTGTAATCTAACTTTATCACTTGAACCACAGCTTCAGCAACGAAGTCATCCTGTCTCAACTGGTAACTGTTCTTCTCATACAACACAGGACCAATCTTTCCTATTATATTCCATTGATCTACTTGTGCTTCCGGCATGGTGCCAGTGAATCCAAACTTGTGAGGAGTTCTAATCTTCTTTATCAGTTTGTTTATCTTGTTACCAGTACGCAATTTGTGTACCTCATCAATAATCAGCAGGTCTATATCCTCAATCCACGACACATCTGACTTGCTGCTCTGTAATATACCCATATTGGCAATGATAACATTACTACCCATGCTCAATTGATCGTTTCCGGTCCACTTTGAGTATAAAAATGATGTACTATATTCTCTAAAGTCAGAATGTGTCTGATTGACTAGACCTAAATCAGGTACGATTATCAAACACTTGATAGTCTTTTGTTGATTGTATATGCTCTGTATCAAACTAGCGATCGTTAATGTTTTACCACCAGCTGTAGCAAGTACTGTTACACCTCTACCTAACTTTAAACATACATCTACGATCTCCTTCTGATAATCACGTAATTCCAGTGATAGCTTAGGTCTCTCTGTGTTATAAGCTGTATTAAATGATGGGTTAATGACCGGGCGTAACAGATCATCTACAGTGAGCTTGGTATCCTCTGTGTTATCCTTTAAAAACTTACGAATCTCGAAGTACAAACCAGGATCGAACCTGCCTTGTGGTGTTATTAGATACTTTCTACTAGGAGCGAAACGATTTTTATATCTAGCGAACTTTGCCGCATCGTTAGCCACAGAAAAATGTTCCCTCACCTCCTCGAAGTGATCCCCGGTCATGATAGCTTGCTTGCGACCGGTGTCATATGTAAAATTTACGTTAAACTTGCTCATTATAATGTCTCAAGCTTCATAATCTCTGTTATGTTTTTGATATCGAACGACATTCCAGTGAATATCTTCTCTCCTTTCTCTAAAAAGTCGATTATCAGTCTGTTCTCCTTCATCTCCTCGTTGATCTTCTTGACTCTAGCATGCTTCTCTGCAGCTTTCATTGCAGTTGGTAACGTGACTTGGTATGTAGCAGTAGCTATCACCTCTTTGGCTATCTCCATTATGACATTGTCCTTGCGATCCTGGATAGCTGACTGTGATCCTTTAGCTCTGATCAGTCTTCCCACCCACTTGTGCTTCAAGGCTGGTAATTTTAACTGCACATCTTTGAGATTAAACTCATCAAGGTCAACATCCTCACCCATTTCTTTTATATATTGTTCTAGCTGTTCCATATCAAAAGCATAAGTACAATTATAATATATTTTACCATATAAGTCAACAATGAAATCATTCGAGAAAATATTCTATACCAAATTACTTGAAGACATGGCAGCTGGAGCTGGTGGAGTGTTCGGAGACACAGCAAGTATGGGCCATGGCGGAGACTTTGGTAACACAGATTTTTATGCACCAGGAGACGCTAGAATTCCTAAAGGTGGTAAGAAGAAGCAGAAGAAGAAAAAGAAGAAAAAACATGACGGTAGTATTGAGCCTCTTGTTCCTACTCAGAAAAGGTTTCTTGGATCTTCAATGTGACTAACTTAAATAATTCTAATGAAATCGTTCAAGCAATACTATACTGAACAACAAACGTTACTAGAGAACAGAAGAACGTTCTTGAGAACCTTGTTTGGAGGTGCGGCAGCCATGGCAGTTAGCAATCCGGTTCGTGCTGCGAATGCTGTTGCGAATGCAGCTAGTGCTCCATGGGTCGAGCTCAAGTTGTTCACTGGTAATGGTTTGAAGCCTTTTGCTGCTACCAGTGTGGGTGCGGAAAAAATTAATGAGTTGATATTTAAAGGTAATCACACCCCTGGGTTGAGTAAATCTAAAGACGTCATGATAGATTACAACAACAGTGATTTAGGAGAGATGACAGTGTTTGTCAAACCAGGATCCAAAATGCATGCAAAGGCTCATGGTCTAGTTAGAGCCGCAAAACAAGTTGGACATGATTTCAGTTTGGAAAATAGTTTAGATGATGATGTACAACAAGAACTAGGTAAGACAATACATGCCACGATCAACGATTTCGATGGAGATGGTTCCAAGTGGTTGGAACAAGAGATCGAAAAAGAACAAGAAAAATACATATCAGAATTTGAGAATTTACCAGATTGGCAAAAAGACGAAAGAGGTGATGTTGATGGTATAGATGAAGACAGCTATCCAGCTGAAGCACAGAAAGGTGCGACTGATAACGCGAATCGATTCATCAATCAAGGTGTGAAGCATTTTGGTGCTGAGATTGGTGAGCCTATAAAAAACGTGGTGGGTAGAGGTTACATGAAAAGCTACGCACTAGGTGCAGGTGGTGGAGACGAGAGCACCATGATAGACTCGATGGCTGAGCTCAGAGATGTGTACGGTGATGACGAGATTGATGATCCGGATGAGGATGATGTGTATCGCTGGATGGAAGGTGAGGCGGATGATCCTTATGACACGTACAATGATGGGCGTGGTGAGTGGAAAGATGACTATGATCGAGACATGGACCAAGTACAAGGTACTGGTGAGTATGAGCAGCCCGAAGTCACAGCCCCGGACACAAGCTGGGATGATGGTATGGGCAACGTGTTGTCGTTGAGTCAAGTGTTGGCACACGCAGTAGAGAATTGGAGAGACAGGTCACCACAAGAATTGAAGCACCTGATGATACCCACCGAACGAGACCCAGAGCGGGTTGAGAATGCTGACACTAGCAAACCATTGTTAATAGCTTATGATGGTATGACACCGATCAAGATACTAGATGGTCAACATCGATTACAAAAAGCATTAGACATGCGCATGCAGAAAGTACCGATCAGTCGTGTGGATATCAACAGTGATCCAAAGCTCAAACAAATGTTCGATCCTGAACCAGAACCAAATGAGAACATTTAGACAATTTTACGAAGAGAATCTTACCAGACGTCAGAACGATGTATGGAAGGCGTCAGAGCGTATGAGGGACGGATTTGGTATAAACGAAGGTTTATGGGCCAACATCAACGCCAAGAAAAAACGCGGAGGCAAGAGTGCCAAGAAAGGCAGCAAAGCTTACAAAGCAGCCAAGAAAGCTGGTGACAAACTAGAAGTCACAAAAGAAAGTGTATGGAAACCGGGAGATTTAGGTGTTTCGAATTGGGGTGAGTATGAAGCAGGTGGTCGGCATGCTGAACTAGGAGCCATCGAGCCTCATATGGAGAAAATTCCGGGTCCGGATCGTGTGGTAGCGCACATGAACGGATTGCAGAATGAATACATGAGAGTGTTAAAATCCCGGAAATCCAACCCGGATGTGAAGGACAACTACAAGTATGTCCGCGACAATATAGATCAAGCCATACAAATGATGAATCAGACGACCGGTGGAGAAACCGAATCAAGAAGAAACATCACACAAGACATCCACATTGCAGGATTTGCAGCACGTAGATACACACGAGCAATTGAATCAGGTGAAACTAATCAAGCTTATTACAAGAGATTGTTGAATCATCTGCGTGACGCGGCGGATGCCATGGAGGGATTGATCGAACAAGAGGCTGAAGGAGAACTTGGTGGATGGAATGTCAATGAAAATTTCAAAGACGGTAAGAAAAAAGGCAAGAGTCGTCCTGGTAGAGTCAAAAAAGCCGGCACAAGCTGCAACGGATCAGTGACAGAGCTTCGGAAACGTGCCAAGAACAGTAGTGGTGAGAAGGCCAAAATGTCACACTGGTGTGCGAATATGAAGAGTGGTAAGAAAAAGAATTGATATTCAGATAATTTAGTGTAAATAAATACATGCCATCTCCTCAGAAAGCCAAAGGAAATGCCTTTGAGAGGGACACAGCAAAGCATCTCTCGGACGTATTCGGATTGAATTTTACGCGTGTACCCACTAGTGGTGCTATGACTGGAGGAATGAATGCTGATGTGTTGGCTCGTTTGTCTCACTCACAAAAACTATTATTAGAGGGAGATTTGATTCCACCTGATGAATTGTACAAGATGAAGATCGAATGCAAAGCTCATAAGGATATATCATTCAGCAAGTTCTATACTGAGAATAAAATGTTAGACAGTTGGTTGGAGCAATCATATTCTGATGAGAAAATTTGGTTTTTGGTATTTAAAATCAACAACCAAGGCAAATTCATTGCGTTTGATACTAATGTATTCGAGCAATGTAACAAATTAGACGGTGCTAACTACTTGGTATATAAAGAAACCAATTACGTGACTCCTTTAGATGGGTTCTTTGAGAGATACAAAGATGTTTTGTTGCGTTTATGTAAGTAATCTCTTATAATACAAGCTATGGACTCAATCGAGTTAGATAATTACAGCTTACATGTTATAAATTTCGAATCTATATTCACGCGCGCGTACAAGTGTATTGTTGACGATTTGTTCACGTATGACAAGTTTCATGATCATAACGTGAGATCACAGGACACCAAGCGTATATACTATTATCATCTGATCAAGACCATATGTGATGTTGTTATTGAGACTAAAACTACGAACAAGATTGTGATATATTATTGTGAGAAGGATGTCAAATGTGATTTCAAGTCATGTATCAATTCTAGAACTCGCAAAGGTGGTGATAATGACAATAGATCAGACTTTGTGTTGTTCATGAATCGATTTTTCAAACAAATCAAAACCATGATACCGGTTCGAGTGTTTATTGGTGATGTCAAGTTCAATACGTTTGTTCAATATTACAACACCAACAAAGGGAAATACATTGAAGTGATCAACGAGTTGAGGAGCATGACGGGTAAACCTAATTTTAATTTCTCCAAGCTCAAGAAATATAGTGACAAATATAAATTGATTTATATAAGCAAGGATTATCTCAATCAAGTGAAAGTTAAGTCGATTATGTATAAATAATGTTATGAAACGTAGTTTTGACAATTCAATTCAACATGCTCGAAGCAAATATCTCCCAACGGTTACTGAGGAATCTCATATCGTCAACAACAAAACTAATAATATTATTGAAGGTAAGATGGGGGACATGGTGAAGAGCGCGAAAGGTAATTTGAGGAGAGCTGTTAGTGATCCTGTCGGTAGCATGAAAAAAGGTCTAGGTAAACTAGCTGGTGCTGCTAATAAAATTAACACCTTCGCACAGAATCAAAAACATGGTGGTACATTCGGAGCGATGAGCAGTGCTGGTATGTTTGACCCCAAAGGAGACAGTCAACAGGTTAGAGCAGAATGGGACAAGTTGGATGCTGGTGCGAAACAAGCATGGGAGACAAAAGGAAAAACCTTCACACCTCCACAGGAGGGTGCTGATTATTTCTATAATCAGAGGATGAAGGACCTGGCTGATCAAAAAACGAAGGCAGTAGGACCAGGAGGATCAGGCGGTTCAAATACCGGGACTCAAACTCAACAAACCCCAGCACAACAAGAACAGGCTTGGAGAGATGCATTCTTAAGAAATCCTGCTATACGACAGTTTGCTCAAAGCAAAGGCATGGATGAGCAAGGATATGTAGATTTCAAGAAAGCAGAGTCACAATAATTTAATATATGAAAAAGTTCACACATCTAATAGAAGAACACCTTCGCGTTTTAAACGAAGAGGACCCAGCATTACCACCAGCTGATCCAGCCGCGGCTCCAGTTGACCCAGCTGCTGCTCCTGTACCAGAAGAGACTCCAGAGAGTGCAATTCCGGATGAAGAGAGTGAAGGTCAAGAAGACACAGCAGTGTTGAAAGTCAATTATGTTGAGATGATACGCAAAGCATTGATCATGGCTCCTAAGCATATTGATGATGTTGATTATGCCAAGTTGACCAAGGTTGTTGACACAGAGAATCTAGAAGAGATGCAAGAGTTGGTTAGTCGTATTGTGAAGAACAATTATCCGCATTCAGATTTTGAGGTATGAGCAACAAAGACATAGGTGATATTTACAGGAGCATGCTCGAGGGTAAAGAGCATGTGAAGCCCAAACGTGAGAGTGATTTGTATGATGACGTTTTGAAGGAGGCTAAGGTTTCGTTTGCTTATGATACCGGAGATACGGAGATTGTTAGTATTTCAGACGAACGGGCAAGAGAATTATCTGAGATATCCAGTTTGAGTACTGTCCGGAATCAGATGTTATATAAAATAGATGGTCATTGGGTTGGGAGACGGTTGGGTAAGAAGCAGCTTAAAGATTTGGCGGTCGCTGTATCTAAGATGTCAGATTATCAATCAATTCATAACAAGATTATAGAAATCGCGAAGAACTCCGCAATACTTAAGAGTGTTGAAGGTGTTTCGAGTTTTAGTGAAGTTATTTTGAAGATTGAAGCATTTATTCGGGACTCTGCTGCTCTTACACTCAATAATAACGGTCGGGCAGTGAGTCCGGTAGATATAAAGAAAGAGATGGGCCGTATAGTAATGTTAATTGATTCCGGAGATTTTCAAAAGCAGCTAATTGATGTATTGAATGGGAAAGATAAGGATGGTATTACTGGCTTATTTAAAATATTTGAAGTACTAGATCCAAAAGTAAATGGATCAAAGATTTATTTTGATACTGCTAATCACCCTGGTATGTTAACATTAATGCCAGCTGGTGAAGATGAAAAGACCAGAGGAGCAGCTGGTCCAGGGGAAGCTGTACTCGCGTTCATATACGGTGGTATAAAACCTAAAGATGCAGGAGATATACTTCTATCATCCGGAGAAGAAGACACTATAGAGCTTAAAAAACAAGAGGGTCGTATAGGTAAGGCTATCACAAAGGAATCAGTGAAGAAGTTAAGTGGATTATTTTATGGTAAAACTCCCGGAAAAGTCGAGAGGAATGCATATTTTACCAAGATGTATTACGGTGATGACAGAGAACCAGAACAAATGATTAACATCTCTTATAAACTACCGGATAGCTTTTACAGTAGTATAAGTCAAATCACCGGCCGTGATGCAGCTAGACCGCAACAGGAACCAGGTATACAGGTTTTTCCTAAATCTGTCATTGATGATATTAATAACGCCAAGCTAGCTTTACCAGAGGATATGATGGAGTACACGGGATTGATTAATCGTACTGGGATTAAAGATAAGAAAATGATTATAATGGCTAAAGGTTATACAGACATACCAGGTGATTATTTAGCGGGTGTCTTGAGATCTGGACAAAAAGGATCATTATCTGATATGAATGTCACACAATTTATGGCTGAATATTCAGGAGTAACGATTGGTGACAAGAGCGTCAAACCTAATCTCAACTTACCAGATATTTCAGTTATGGATGCTATGTCTCAGCTTACTGGTACAACCCCGCTAGAGAACATAGGTGACTTGATAGGCGTGTGGCACTTAAAGCACTATTTGACTCACATTCAACCATTCAAGTGGTTGTTAGTATATACTGAAGATGGTAGATCCTCGGGTATCACTTATGATGCTATAATTAACACACCAGCAATTGAGCTAGTTCTACTGCTAGCCAAAGGTAATATGCGATTCGGTATTCGCAAGGATGAGGGTGGCTTTCATATTGAAATAAGATGAACTTTAAAAAATTTAACAGAATATTAGAAGAAGGTGGTGCATATGGTCACATGGCCAATGTACATGAGGATTACACTCTGCAATTTGAAGACCTTCAAAACATAATCAGACAAGCACTCACCGGAGGCATTCAAGGCACTATCAAAGAGAAGACAGACGGTCAAGCATTAGCAGTTGGATACAGAGCTGGTATAGTTAGATTTGCTCGTAACAAAGGACATTACAGAGGATTCGGTAAAGACAGTATCAAAGGTAGCAAAGGTGTTATCAATTTCTTCAAAGATCATCCAAATGAAAACGTCAAAGAAGCATTCAGTTTTGCAGCTAAGGATTTAGAGAAAGCCATTCAAGCATTGAGTGACAAGCAAAAACAATTGTTGTTCGGAGATGGTAAAAGATGGATCAATATAGAAGTGATCTGGCCTGCTACTGTGAATGTGATTCCATACAATCATGAATTGTTAGTGTTACACAACTTCAGAGAGTATGATGAAGAGGGTAATGTGTTAGATGGAGACTTTGATGAGTATGGACGCATGATGGCTGGTATGATCAAACAAGTCAATCAGGATGTTCAAAACAAATTCACAATCACAAGCATGCCGATGCTAAAGCTTCCGCAAGTGAGTAACTTCGAAGCTAGTCAAGACGAGTATTTGTCCACTATCAACAATATAATGAGTCAATATCAGTTGAACCCTACTAATACAATAGGAGACTACTGGGTAAGCTACATGTCACAGGCTATCGCTAATGGCGCTAAACAGTTTAACTATATTGTTCAACCAGATGCTCTCAAGAAAGTTGCATTGAGATGGGCATACAAAGGATTAACACCAGGCAAACGACCTAGAGAATATAACGCTACAGCGCTAAAGAACATAGGTGAATTGAAGGCTGCAGTTGACAATATGGAATTTGTACAATGGGTCAGTGCTACTGAGAAGAGTGGTGAGTTGAAAGGATTGTTTGATAATATGAACGATCCGCTCAAGACATTGTTTCTCAAGCTTGGTGTGCAGCTCAATAAAAATATTTCCAATCTACTCACATTGAATCCAGATGAAGCAGTTCAGGATATCAGGAGAGGTATTGAGGAAGTCACTAGAGAGATTGAATCTACTGGTGACATGACTCTTATGGCTAAGTTGCAGAAAGAACTCAATATGATTGAAAAGTTAGGTGGGCTCAAGGAGATTGTACCTACTGAAGGATTGACCTTCACATACACACCTAAAGGTACAGATGAGCAGAAGATTTATAAATTCACAGGTATATTTGCACCAGTGAATCAGATTTTAGGCAGTTTGAA